GTGAAAGAGCTGCGTGAAGAGTTTGCCAAGTTGAGCAAGGCTCAGGTGCGCTACATGCTCGACGGTGTCCTTGAGCAAAAAGCTCAGGCCGAGGCCGCTGCTGCGCAGGCTGAGCGGAGTATTCGCTCTATTGTCATGACCAGTGGCAAGTTGGGGGACTTTGATCAAGGGATCCCCCTCCAGCGTCACCCGGCGATTGCCGCTTTTGATCGTAGTCGTGCTGAAGGACAAAGCATGGATGCTGCAAGTCAGCAGCTCATCATAGACGCAGGGTTGAGCGGCAAACCGGCTCAAATTATCACTGGATTTGCTGCGAAGCACGATGAAGAGAAGAGTGCGGCTGTAGGCTACAACAAAGACATTCAGGTGCTCGAGGGCCGATTGAACGAACCTGAGGCTCTGCCTACCAAGCCTAAGTCAGGTGCGGTGAACCAACCCAGCGCTGGACCGCAAGCGACCCAAGAACATACGCGTCAAGTCGTTCAACTCAACAACGCCTACAGCCAAACCCTTTCCAGCCTCTCCCAGCAAATTGCTCTGCACGGCGAAACCACCGAACTGGGCAGGGTACGCCAGCAACTCAGTCACGGCGAACTTGCCGGGCTGTCCGAGCAGAACATGGTCATCCTTGAACGCGCGGCCATCGAACTGGATGCGCTCAACGCGCGCAAGGCATACGACGGATTGATGGTCAATATGCAGACTCAGGAGCAACGTCTGCTGGCGACAACCCGGGACCGACTCCAGGTGTTGGAAGCGGCCAATGACGCAGGCAAGTTAAGCGGTGACGAGTATCGAGCGGGGGCTGAGGCCATCTCCCTATCCACCGTGACTGAGCCACCTACATTCAGCGGGCCTGCATCTCAGGTCAGCGGACCGATGGGCGAGCTGATCAAATCCGTAGAAGCCGAAGCCGAACTCAAGACCTGGCATGAAAAACAGCTGGCCATGCAGGCTGAGTTGCATGCAGAGAAACTTATCGAGGAGCAGGAATATCTGGATCGTGTTGCCGAGATCAACATGACCAATCAACAAAAGCTGTCGGATATTCAAGACAGTTATAAAGCGGCTGTGTTTAGTACATTCAGTGAGCTGTCCGGGAATGCAGCGGATATGGTCGGCAGAATCGCGGGTGAGCAATCTGGCGCCTACAAGGTGCTATTCCTTGCTCAAAAAGCCTTCGCTGTTGCTTCCATCATTATGAATGCGCAGATTGCTGCGGCCAAAGCGCCAGCAGAAATGACAGTCTTTGGTGGTATTCCCATAGGTGCTGCTTTACTAGCCGCAGGCTATGCCAACGCCGGCATGGTTGCCGGAATGACCTTGGCCGGGATGGCCCACGACGGCATCGACAGCATTCCGCGAGAAGGCACCTGGCTGCTACAAAAAGGCGAGCGGGTGGTGGACGGTCGAACTAACCAGGACTTGAAACAGTTCCTCAGCAATACGCCGGACGCCGCTAATCAATCCCAATCCGCTCCGCAGATCAACATCACTATCAATGGCGATGGCTCTGGTGGAACGGTCGAGTCCGCTCAGGATTACGAGGCCATGGGTCAGGCCCTGCTGGCCACTGTGCGAGCCGAGATGCCAAAGGTTGCACGCGGGGTCATTATTAACGAAAAGGGTCAAAACGGATTGCTCGACCCTAATAACAGGAGGGCGGGCTAATGGCCGAAACCTTTACCTGGTCGCCGCGTGTCAACTCCACCGGCGATACTCAAGCCAATATTCTTAGTTCGCAGTTCGGCAATGGTTATAGCCAGCGCATGTCCGTGGGCATCAATAACTTGGCGAGCAGTTGGTCAGTGTCATTTACCGGTACTGATGAATATCTGGACCCAATCCAGGAGTTTTTCATCCGCCACAAAAGTGCGGATCACTTTTTGTGGACGCCGCCACTGGCGAAGCAGGGCGCTTTCATCACCACTGGCGGCTGGCAGTTGCAACCACATGGAGGCAGGAAGTTCACCTTGACGACCACGTTCCAGCAAGTCTTCAGCCCGCAGGTTGAACCATGATTAGCGCCGATGACCAGAAGCTTGAGCCTGGTTCGCTGATCCAGTTGATCGAGTTGAATGGTGAATCAAGAGGCATGGGCACCTTGCGTTACCACGCCCACCAGCAGGCAGAGCCGATCTTTTGGAAAGGCGAGCGCTACGACCCTCGGCCTTTTGAAGTCGCTGGTTTCGGACGTGGCGTTGAGGGAAACACCTCAACGCCAATGCTCAAAATCAGCAATGTCGATGGCCTGATAACGGCGTTGTGCGTGCAATTCCAGCATCTGTGCGGAATTCGCCTCACCGTTCGCCAGACCTACGCCAAATATTTGGATGCCGCCAATTTTCCCGTAGGTAACCCGGACGCTTCGACGCAGGAAAGGGTGGACATCTCTTACGTCAATCAGCCCACCAGTATCAGCCGCGCTGAGGTGACTTTTGCTTTGGCTCCCCCTACTGCGGTGAAGGGTCAGAAGCTGCCTGCCGGGCAGATCATGAACCGTTGCGAATGGTGCCTTTGGGGCGAATACCGAGGACCGGACTGCAATTACACCGGCAACCTGATGTTCGATGCCGACGGCAATCCAGTAGAGAACCCGGCACTGGATCGCTGCGGAGGACGTGTCAGCGATTGCGAAAAACGCTTCGGCAAAGGCAACCCGCTTTCATTTGGCGGCGCTCCCGGCGCATCAATGGTTTGAGAAAAATATGAACGAGACTCTGTTGAAACACATCCGGCAACACGCCGCCGAGCAATACCCCAAAGAATGTTGTGGGGTGGTTATCCAAGTGGGGGAGCAGCAGCAATATGTCCCTTGCCGTAACGACGCCATAACGCCAAGTGAGCATTTCGTTATTAATCCGCATGACCAGGCGGCTGCCGAAGATAAGGGCGAGGTGCTGACCATCGTTCACAGCCACCCTGATGTACTGCCGAAACCGAGCATGGCTGATCGAGTCAGTTGTGAACTCCATGAACTGCCATGGTGCATCGTCAGTTGGCCTTCTGGCGAGCATGTGGAGTTTGCGCCAAGTGGTTATCAGGCACCGCTGATTGGGCGCGAGTTCGCCCATGGTGTGCTGGACTGCTATGCGCTGTGCCGTGACTTCTATTGGCGTGAATGGGGGCTGGAATTACCCAATTTCCCTCGTCGCGACGGTTGGTGGAAAACCGGTGAAAGCCTATACGAGCGCTATTACCAACAGGCCGGATTCTTTCCGGTCAGCGATCTGCGCCGAGGGGATATGTTGGTGATGCAGATAGACGCGTTCGCGCCAAATCATGGCGGGATTTATCTGGGCGACGGCCATCTCGACAGCGAGCCAGAGCACCATCCTGCTCCAGGCACTTTTGTGCATCATCGCTATAACAAGCGATCCAGTCGTGATGTGTACGGCGGCATGTGGGCTGACTGCACACATTTGATCCTGCGTCACTGCCAGGCTCCGGAGGCGCACGTATGACGACCGTGTTTAGCGACATGCCGCCCGTGCTCGAAGTCCGGCTTTATGGTGTGTTGGGTTCCCGTTTTGGGCGGGTTCATCAGCTCGCCGTTCGTTCAGGGGCCGAGGCTATACATGCTTTATGCGTGATGGTCCCGGGGTTTAGACGCTTCCTGCGTCTATCCGAAGAGCGAGGTCTGACGTTCGCCGTGTTTCGTGGCAGGCAAAATCTCCCGCAAGAAGAGCTTTCCATGAGTTGCGACAGCAACGAACCGATCCGTATTGCGCCGATTGTCATTGGCAGTAAAGGAGTAGGCCTGTTTGCGGCGATTGCTGGCGTCGTGATGATTGCCGTGGGTCTTTACTCTGGTCAGTGGAATTTGGCCGCTGCGGGGGCCGGGCTACTTCTGGGTGGAATGGCAAACATGATGGCCCCTTCTCTCGGCAGCCTGCTCAATAAAGAAGACGACGGCAACAAATCCTCCTATGCATTTGGAGGTGCAGTCACCACAACTGCTCAAGGCAGGTGCAAGCCCTTGCTCTACGGCGAGCGAGACATCGGGGGTGCAGTCGGTTCGGCGGGTATATACGCGGAAGATCAGCAGTAAAGGACTACTAATGAACATTTCATCACAGACCCTAAATAGGGTGGTGGGCGCCAAAGGCGGCCAACCCAAGCCCTACCAACCTTACAAGGCTCCAGACAGCGCGCTGTCTATTGCTACCGCCAAGTTGCTGTATTTCCTCAGTGAAGGTCCCATCGTTGGCCCGGTCGATGGCAACCGGTCAGTTATGCTCGACGGCACGCCGCTGCTGTCGCCTGACGGGAGCGAGAACTTCCCTGGCAGCCGTTGGGATTTTCGCCCCGGCACAGTTGATCAGGAACACATTGCAGGATTTCCCGCAGTTGAGAATGAGATTACCCAGGGTTTTCCTGTCGAGCTCAAGTCAGACAACGCCTGGACCCGCGGCGTCAATGATCCACAACTCTCCGCTGTGCGTATTCGCCTGTCCTGGCCACAGATTTGGGAGCAGCGTAGCAATGGCGATCAGGTCGGTTATCAGATCGATTACGCAATTGATATGGCAGTCGATGGCGGCAGCTTTTTGCCATATATCACTGCGACTCTTAACGACAAGGGTACAAGCGAGTACGAGCGCAGCCACCGTATTGATCTGCCCATGGGATTCAGTTCGGTACTGATCCGGGTGAGGCGCCTGACCCCAAATCGCAACGACAGCAACTTTGCCGACGTGATGCGCATCAAGGGTATGACAGAGGTCATAGATGCCAAGCTGCGATACCCGAATCTGGCAGTCGGCGCGCTCCAGTTCGATGCATCTCAGTTCCAGAATATTCCCAAGTTCAGCGTGCGCGCTCGTGGCCGTATTATTCGTGTCCCGAGCAATTACGACCCTGAAAGCCGCGTCTATATCGGCAACTGGGATGGCACCTTCAACCAGGCATATTCCAATAATCCGGCCTGGATCTGGTATGACCTGGTCTTGCATCGCCGTTATGGTTTGGGTCGCAGAATCACCGCAGACATGGTTGACCGCTGGACGCTGTACGAGATTGGTCGCTATTGCGATGTGCTGGTCCCTGACGGCAAAGGCGGTGTTGAGCCACGTATGACTACCAACGTTTATATTCAGGATCAGACTGAGGGGTACGCCTTGCTGTCGGATCTGGCCAGCGTGTTCCATGGAAGCAGCAGTTGGAACGGCTCGATGGTCACCATGGTGGCCGATATTCCCGGCAGTGAAGATGGTTATGTCTTTACCCGCTCCAACGTTATTGGAGAGTTCGAATACAGCGCGGCTGCATGGCCGGATCGGCACACCCGGGCCAAGGTGACTTGGGACAACCCTGCCAACGACTTCAAGAGCGAGCAGGTCGCCGTCACCAATGACCAATTGATCGGCATTCTTGGTCATCGTCAATTGGATATATCTGCCTTCGGCTGTACGTCGGAAGGGCAGGCCATGCGCCACGGTATGTGGGCGCTAAAGTCAGAACAGTTCGAGAGCTGGTCAGTTTCCTTCGCGACAGGCATGGAGGGTCGCAATATTGAGCCGGGGCAGATCATCTGCGTGGCCGATGAGCTGTTCTCAGGGCGTCCGAATGGAGGGCGCATCGCCGCCGCCACAAAGCGGATCATCACCCTCGACATGGATGCGCCGGTAAAGCCCGAAGACCGTTTGATCCTCAACTTGCCCAGCGGTAAAGCTGAAGGGCGCATCGTCAAGTCAGTTGAGGGGCGTAAGGTCACGGTCATCGCTGCCTATTCCGAGCTACCTGAAGCCGAATGCAGTTGGTCGGTGGAAAGCGCTGACCTGACAGTGATGCGCTATCGCGTGCAGACCATCGAGCCGCAGGGCCTTCACCAGTTCAAGATAACGGCCGTGCAGCATGAGCCGAAAAAGTACGACGCCATCGACCACGGTGCCCGGATAGAACCACAACCTATAACCGTTATTCCGCCGGGAGTGATGGCTATACCCACTGGCATCGCCATTACATCCCGACACATGGTTTCCCAAGGCGTTGCCATCACGACCATGCGTATCAGTTGGGCAGCGGTTGAGGGGGCAGTGGCCTACAACGTCGAATGGCGCAAAGACAGTGGCAATTGGATACGTCTACCCCGAACGGGCGCCTTGGGTGTTGACGTTGAAAACATCTATGCCGGCCGTTATGTGGTGCGCGTCAGTGCTGTAAACGTCATGGACGTGGCATCAATCTGGGGCACAAGCCAAGAGGTACAACTTGCAGGCAAAACCACGCCGCCTCCCGTGGTGTCTTTTTTGCGGGCCAGTAGCAAGATCTATGGCATCAATCTGGAGTGGGCATTCCCTCCCGGTGCCGAAGACACGCAGCGCACGGAGATCTGGCAGAGCCCGACGCCCAGACGAGAAGATGCCAAAAAACTCGCTGACTTTGCTTATCCCCAAGCACGGCATTCCATCGAAGGGCTGATGGCTGGAGCACGTTTCTTTTATTGGGCACGTTTGGTAGATCGCACCGGGAACATCGGTGGATGGTATCCGAAAGGGAATGGCGTAGATGGGCAATCCAGTACCGACCAGACAGATTATGAAGACTACTTCGCCGGTCGGATTAGCGAATCCGCCCTTGGCCAGCATCTCACTGACCGAATCAATCTGATCGATGGCCCAGCAGAACTGCCGGGTTCGGTGAACGGTCGACTGCAAAGTGTTTCCGGTGCAATCCAGGCCATCTCGGAAAAAGTCGAGGGCGTCTCTGCTCAGGTCAATCCACCGTTGGCCGGAGATGAGGGCGACAACGCTGGTTCCATCAGCTTCGTCGGCGTCTGGTCCGAACAGTCTGCGCGCATAGAAGACGGTATCGCCCTCGGCAAACGCGTCGAAAAGGTTCAGGTCTCTGTCGATGAAACCAACGCTGCGGTGCAGGAGGTAAGCCAGGCTGTCGTGGATCTTGAAGGCAAAGCTTCGGCGATGTGGTCGGTCAAGTTGCAAGTCAATCAGAAGGGGCAGTACGTCGCAGCGGGTATTGGGCTGGGAATTGAAAACACTGACGTCGGGCTGCAGGGTCAGTTTTTGGTAAGTGCAGATCGTTTCGCCGTTGTAAACAGCATGAGTGACGGCACGATCACAACGCCCTTTGTCGTACAGAACGGCCAGACGTTTATTCGCCAGGCGCTGATAGGTACCGGCTGGATCACCAATGCCATGATTGGTGAGTACATCCAGTCCAACGACTACCAGTCGGGGCACCGAGGCTGGCGGCTGGATAAGGCTGGGGTTCTTGAATTCAACGGCACCGCACCGGGTGGTGGACGACTGGCTATCAACAATCGAGCAGTGAAGGTTTTCGATGTTAATGGCGTGCTTCGTGTGCAGTTAGGAGATCTGACAGCATGAGCTTTGGAATGCGTATATGGGGGGATGATGGGCGCCTGCAACTAGACGAAAACTCATTCACCCTGCGCGTTGTTCGGTCTGAGGTCGTATCATTTGGCGGTGCTAGAGAGATCAGATCCTTTCCAGTACATGGATGTCATCCCGGCAATGCTGTGGCCATCGTTATTCCTTTAGGAACGTTCAATTCAC